TGCAGCAACACTAACCGGTGCCGGTGCGTTTACTGCAACAAACGAAGTTACTGCATATTCTGATGCTAGAATAAAAGACAACATTACTGTTATTGCAGATCCGTTAACAAAAGTATTGAACATACGCGGTGTAAACTATACTAGAACAGACCTTGAAGACAAAGACAGAGTCTACATGGGTGTAGTTGCACAAGAAATAGAACAATACGTTCCAGAAGTTGTTACTACACTAGAAGACGGCACTAAGACTGTTAACTACGGTGCAATGGCCGGCTTGTTCATTGAAGTGTTTAAAGAGCAACAAAAGCAAATTGATGAACTACGTGCAATGGTTCAAAAACTTGCCGATAAATAATGAGTAGCCGGTTTTTACCGGCTACTCTACTTGACAAAAGTAAATAATGTGCTAATATTAAATAAGCAGAGAAGTTAAATGGCGTTACCTCCAACAGGCAGTACAATTACTATGTTAGAAATCCGAAACTATTTCGGAGGATCCACTACACCTATTACAATGAGTAATCTAGGAACATTCCTTGGAATCAGTGTCGGAACTACCATAGCAATGAGTGCTACCTTTGGCGGTCAAGGTACAATTTAAGGAGCACATAATGTACACAAAATATCAAATTTTCAATGTCGTTCTAGCAAACGAATACAGCAAGGCTAGAAAACTTACTAAACTTAATTCGCTTGAACTAGCAGACGAAGATCTAAAACTATATGAAACAGAAGTCCTTGATGGCGAAGAAAAAAGTGCTGTTATGGCAAGAGCAGAAGCAGATGATAGATTGCATTGGATTACTGCTATTGGTAAAAAAGCCGCAGTAGATTTGCTAACTCTTGGCAAAGTTCAACCAGAACACATGCTTGAAATGTCAGCACTTCCAATTGATGATTTTAGAGAAGCAGTAAAGATTGCCACAGGCACAGCAAGAAAACTAAATGACGTTACTGCCGAAGCAGAACGTGAATTAAACTTGGACATGGTTGCTAACGAACTAATCTAATGAAACTAGCAATATGTGTTCCTGCTAGAGATACTGTGCAGGTAGGATTTGCTAAATGTCTGGCAAATCTTACTGCACGTTTAGCAAAAGATAATGTAGATTACGAACTTATTTTTAATTTAGGTTCGGTAATTCCTCAACAACGAAACACATTAACAGAAACAGCATTAGAAAAAAAAGCAGACTATATACTGTGGCTAGATAGCGATATGCATTTTCCTGCAACTGTTTTTGAACGTTTAAAAAAACACAATCAAGAAATATGTGCAGCAACGTACAGCACAAGAATAAAGCCGCAACGCAGTGTTGCATTTTTAGACAACAACAATCTAGATAAACGTCTTGCTGCAAAAACAGGTTTACATCAAGTATTTGCTGTTGGAATGGGATGTATGTTAGTCTCTCGAGTTGTATTTGAAAATCTACCAAAGCCGTGGTTTCAATATATATGGAACGAAGATACCAAAGACTTGAGTGGCGAAGATATCTACTTTTGTAGCCAAGCAAACAATACTGGATTTGAAATTTACGTAGATGCAGATTTAAGCAATGAAGTTGCACACTACGGAACCAAAGCCTATTTGATAGAAGAAACAAATGAGAGCAATAGATAAATTTCAACGTTTTGGCCAAACAATTTATAACAGTCAAGATGTACTAAAAAATCATATTTTATACAAATATCCTATACATCTGACCGATAATACCAATGACTTGTCTGTTGTTGAGCAATACAAACATGAACATGATTATGTGTGGATAGTTGATCAAACCATTAACACACTAAGAGAATTTCCTTGGTGGTTTAAGCCAACTGAAGACGCAATCTATCTATTTCCATATGTATATAAATCTAGCAAGCGAGTAAAAAGTTGGAACAAAGTAAAACTTGTACCGACAAAAATTAAAACAGAATATAAAATTACAAAAAACTTTATCTGTGGCATCTATGATGTATTACAAGGCAAAGATAACTTTGATATATTCTTCGGCGGCAACACCGATACCGAAGCATGGAAAAAATTAAAAAGTAGATTTCCAAATACTATTGCGGTTGATTGCTTAGACGATGCACAAAAACTCAGTTCAACTGACATGTTCTGGATTGTTCCTGATGATGTTATAGTTTCTGACTTTTTTAAATTTTCATATATTCCAGACGACTGGAGTCATAAGTTCACTCATGTACTTGGCAATGGCAACAAAGAAACTAGAGATGGTATTGCACTCTTTCCAAAAAGTTATCAGCCTACAGAAAAAGAAAAGCAGTATAGGTATTATGCTAACAAAAAAGAACTTAACATTATTGCCAGCAACCCTGCACCGTATGATCAATTTTATTTAAAAACGTATCAAGATTACCTTGATGCAATACAAACTTCAAAAACAGACCTATTCTGGTTTATTCCAGACGACGTGGTTGTAAGTGAAGATTTTAAGTTTGACGTTTACTTTAGTCATCAAAATCAGTATGATAGAAATATAAATCACGTTTGGTTAAACGGAACTGATTACGATGGCATTGCACTGTTTAGTAAAAATTCTCCAATTACAGAAAAAGAATTCAGTCATAGATTTTATGCAAATAAAAAAGAATGGGATATGATTGCTAGTATTCCTAAATCTTTTGACTACTTTGAGATAGATTCTTTTGATGAATATTTAGATGCTGTAAATAAATCTACTACAGATTTATTTTGGGCAAGCAGTAAAAATATCGATACTGATCAAAAATTAATCAAAGCGTTTTACATATCACATCACAATTCTGTTGATAGAAATCAAAATCATGCGTTTGTTCATGATGTTGTTGACAGTAAATTGTATAATGGTTTATTTTTATTAAGTAAAAATAAATTATTATCTGAACGTGAAATAGAACATAGATTTCCTGCTGAACGCAAAGAATGGGACATTGTAGGCAGTAAAAAAAAGAAATACAATCAGTTTATAATTAACAATTATCAAGACTATCTAAATGCAAAACAAAATAGTTCAACCGAAATGTTTTGGGGAATTCCATCTGACGTAGAAATCAATTACGACTTTGATTTATATTTTGAACATCAAAATTTTTATGATAGAAATATTACACACGTATTTTTAAATAACGATACCTACGATGGCATTGTGTTGTTTAGTAAACACGTTGAATTAACTGAAAAAGAAATCGATTATAGATTTTATATAACTAAAAAAGAATGGAATATAGTTGCTAGTACTCCTAAATCTTTTGATTACTTTAACATCGAATCCTACAGCGATTATCTTATAGCATTAGAAAAATCCTCTACAGATCTGTTTTGGGCAGGCAGCAAAAACATATCTGTTAATCAAGAACTAATTAAAACATTTTATATATCTCATCACGACACTGTTGATAGAAACCAGAATCATGCTTTTGAACATAAAGTCGATGCTGACCTCCTATATAATGGGTTGTTATTGTTAAGCAAGAAAAAAATATTAACAGAACGTGAAATAGAACATAGATTCCCAGCCGAACGTAAAGAATGGAATATTGTAGGCAGTAGTCTTGTAAAGTATGATGTATTTGAAATAGATTCTTATAACGACTATCTTTTTGCTCTTGAAAATTCTACTACAGAAATGTTTTGGATGAGCAGTAGAAATATCTCTGCTACTGTACCCAACATCTACTTTACACATGATAACGAATATGACCGTAAACAAAATCATGTGTTTGTTCATCTAGTCGATGATGTAAAATACTACAATGGCCTGTTCTTATGCAGTAAACATGTTCCTCTTACCGAAAGAGAAATTGAATATAGACATATAGTTAATAGAAAAGAATGGGACATTGTTGCTAGCACTAAAAAACAATACAATTGTTTTGTAATCAACAACTACGTTGATTATTTTAAAGCATTTGAAGAATCCTCTACAGAAATGTTTTGGGGAATACCCAATGATGTTGAACTAACATTTGATTTTGATTTATATTTTACTCACGATAATGAATATGATAGAAAAATAAATCATGTTATGCTTAACGGCGAACATCGTGACGGAATTGTGTTGTTCAGTAAACACTCGCCAGTAACTGAAAGAGAAATTGAAAACAGGTTTTACATTAATAAAAAAGACTGGGATATTGTTGCATCTACGCCTCGCCAATATGAAAAGTTTAGTGTTGATACATATCAAGATTATATCGATGCAGTTGAAAAATCTAAAACAAACATGTTTTGGATGATTCCTCCAGAAGTAAATGTAAAATCGGACTTTGCTTTTGATTTATATTTTCCACATTATGAAAAATTTGAAAGAGAAATCAATCATGTGTACATGAATGGAACTGCCTATGACGGTGTATCATTGATTTCTAAAAAGACATTTGTTACAGAAAAAGAAATTAAGATGCGTTTCTTTGCTAATAAAAAACAATACGATGTTATTGCCAGCGAACCTGCACCTTACGACATTGTGTTTATTAGCAACGACGAAGAAGATGCAGACGAAAATTATGCAAAGTTGTTGGAACGTTTTTCGAGAGCAAAGCGTGTGCATGGAGTCAAAGGTGTACACAACGCACATATTGCGGCAGCAAAATTATGCTCTACTGATATGATTTGGATCGTTGACGCTGACGCAGAAATTATTCCCAAGTTTAATTTTGATTATTATGTTCCTGCATACGATCCAGACAGTCGCAAAACTGTACACGTATGGAAAGCACAAAATCCTATAAACAGTCTTGTTTACGGTTACGGTGCTGTAAAACTACTACCAAGAGAACTAACTCTAAATATGGATACCTCAAAGCCGGACATGACTACAAGTATTTCACCTTACTTTAAAAGTATTAATAGAATTAGCAACATTACTAAATTTAACACAGACCCGTTTAGCACTTGGCGCAGTGCTTTTAGAGAAACAGTTAAACTTGCTAGTAAGTCTATCAACGGACAACTCGACGAAGAAACTGATTTTAGATTAAACGTTTGGTGTACCAGAGGTCAAGATAAACCGTTTGGTGAATACTGCATTGCAGGTGCAAATGCAGGAAAACTTTACGGATTGGCAAATACAGGCAATCTTGAAGCACTCAAAATGATCAACAACTTTGACTGGCTTAAAGAACAGTTTGATCAAACATGCCTATTAGTTTAAAAACTGTTTCTAATTTTTGCTGATTGGTTTTTGATCTTAAAGTATTGGCCAAGCCTGTGTGTAAAGGTTTTGGCCATTTACCAAAACTAACCCAAGCATAGCCATCATGCTCGCTGTTTAATTGTGGAATAAATTCACTGTCAACTACACACAAATACGTATGAAATAAAAATTGCTCATCGTTACTAACAAAAGTTTCTAAGGGTATTGCTTTTTTTATTTCGGGTATAATACCAATTTCTTCTTGGATTTCACGTTTTAATCCTTCCCAAGGAGTTTCGGTAGTTTCGTTGGTGCCACCAACCAGTCCCCAAACGTTGTTTTGTTTACTTTGAGTTCTGTGTAACAATAAAAAACGATTAGTGGTCAGCGTATAGAAAAGAGCACCGGAGCAAATTATTTTCTTCATACAAATAATTAGCCTTCGGGGAACAGCATCCATGCTCCTTGTGACCACTCACCCTCGTAACTCTTGGTCCAAAACTCACCGGTCCATCTGTATTGAGAATTTGTTGCTAAGTTAATAATATAGATTTCTTCAGTTGCTGTACTAGCATCAAAAATTATATGCCATTCTTCGCCGTCGTACTCTATGATGTCATTTTCACCTGCAACTAAATCACCAAACGGACTGGTTTGATCTTTCCACCCATCTGCACCGTCGTCGTTTGCATCGTTGCCTATTTTTCCGAGTGTAAGAAGTCTTAGTCCTGATACAAGTCGTGTTTCTGGGTTCCAGCGCAGTGGATCAATAATATAATCAATACTTGTATAACTATTTGGGTTTCTTGCTGGGCCTGTAAGAACAGTGTTGCTCGGAAGGGTGTCTTCGTCCCAGTCTACAAAGAGTTCTGTTTGATTTAACGGATTAACAGTTATATAACCTACAATATATGTTCCATCGGATTTTAATAATCTAATTTGACTAATACCAGGCTTGTAACAACCCGGATATGCTTCTGCTAGTGCAGTCCAATTAAATGTACCGATGGACCCTTTGTCGATAATATATGCTTTATTATTAATAACATACAATCCTAAACTAAGGTATGTTGTATTACTTGATGATGCACCTGCTTGGATGGGTCTAAGAGTTCTTTTAACATTAATATCAATTTCGCCTGTACCAACATTAGGAAACTGTCCATAGTCAACCAATCTCTCAGTATTACCGTCAGCATCAGTTAATTCTCTAGTTTCAACGACTTCGAGATTATTCCCATCGTTGATTCCTAGTTCTATATTTCCATCTGAATCTGTAAAAATACTAGTAATGATATTTGTGATAACACCCAAACGTTTAACCTTTGCAGGCGGCGAAATATATATAGGAGTTGCAAAAGTTAAAGAAAATACATCATAGGTAGATTCAGTACCAACTGGAATAGTTCTATTTGAAAATGTTATATTTTCTAGATTAACAGTGGTTAAACTAGTCCAGTCAACAAAGTTATCTGTTGTTTGAATCTCAAGACTAGGATTAAACAGCATTAGTATTTGTTCCATAATCTGTAGTTTTTGGTCAAAGTTACTTGTAATAATATCTGTTTGTACAGTTAACGTATATGGTGTTGGCATTAAACGTTCAACTGTATAGTTACGTCCTTGAGTATTTAAATATTCGTTTCCTGCTTCGTCGTATGCACGTTCTCTAATGTGTACTTTAGAAACAAAACTTGAATCACTGGTTCTATTTCTGTCCATTTCAAGATTGGTAACATATACAGCCATACGAGGAATTGACGGCATTTTATTTTCACTGTTTTCTTGAATTAGTGCAGCAACTTGTTTAGATATATCACCATACAACACTGGCACTCTTTTTAGTGTGCCATCGCTTTGTTGATAACTGAAATTACTTAACAGTCTAATAATTTGTGTTATATATCTTCTTATTTGGCCGTCGTAAAAATGTAAACTCATTAGTTATCTGCCCTAGGTCTCAATGCCTTACTTAGGCTTTGTCTTTCGTCTATGGTATCGCCGCAGATTGTATCTGTGTTTGTATTATTAATAAATGTACCTTTTTGAGTTCTTCTTATTGCACTATTTGTAAGTGTATGTCTTACATTGTCTTCAACCTTCACCCATCTGCTCCCGTCAAATCTAAATAGTCTATTAGGCATAAAATCTGTTCTTAAGAAGTAATCTCCTTTGATTGCCGCCTGAGGAAATGTAATGCCGCTTCCAAACGCTTCACCATTGGGAGCAAAACCGTCTCCTAGTAAGTATCCCGAATATCCTTCTCTTACCGGAGTTTGATTTATTCTATCTGCAAACTCACTGGAAGCACTAGCATCTAGATTGGTTAAATCGGCTGTGACTAATTCTGCTTTTCCGTTTTCATCAACTTGTAATGTATAGAAATGACTAGTGTTGTAACCACTCAATCCTGCATCTGCTTCTGCTTGAGCAATAACAGCATCGTTGATTTCAATCTCTTTATTATAGGTGCTTAGTAAGTCACCAATGGTTGTACCTGTATTTTCTCCAGCGGGCTTATCCAGTATGTCTTGGTATTCTTGACTTGGAACAAGTTGTTTTAACTTTAATCTATACAAGTGTGGGTACCAAGTTTGACTAAAACCTTCAGACGCACGGGTGACTTCTTCAACAACATAAAATCGTTTAAGTGCAAGGTCGTACCCGTTGAGAGCATATTCGTCAGCCAAGTGTGGTAGTTCAATAACATCACCTGAAATAATTTTTCTACTCAGTGTCTTAACAGTTGAATTAATGTGGACAGTCATAAAAACAATATCGTTACTTAAAAACAATCCAAACTGACTTAGATTAAAATCGTTGTCTTGTAAATTATAAATGCCTCTTATTCTATAGATATCTTGGTCATATTCTCTATCTCTATTTTCTAAAAATAACAAGTCTTGTATATTAAGAGGATCCAGTGTATCGTAGGTTGGTTGATCCGCAGTACCTTGGCCTGTTTGAGGATTCTTTGGACCTAAATACTTGTGTAAGTAAATGTCAGTACCGCCAATAGAAAATTGTTCCAAGATAACTTTATCTAAGAATTCATAATCATTGCTTTTTTCGGGTCTATAAAGAGATAGTCTTGGCATACAATATTTAGCCTAATATAAACGATAAATAGTTTAGGAGAATCACAATGGCTGATAATAATTTAGTAACATTAAAGCAAGAAGTATTTGATTATGTTCATACATTCCTTGGCGGCGGAATGGTTGATGTAGAACTAGATCCAATACACTATAATACTGCATTAACAAAAGCACTTACTAGATATAGACAGCGTGGCGGAAACTCAGTAGAAGAAAGTTATATAACGCTCAAACTAGTTGAAGATCAAAACGAATACATTTTACCACATGAAATTGTAGAAGTTCGTCAATGCTTTAGACGTAGTGTAGGATCACGCAGTGGTGGCGGCGATGGCAGTAGTTTGTTTGAACCGTTTAACTTGGCTTACACAAATACATACTTGCTTGCAGGGTCTGGAATGGGCGGCTTGTTATCTTACGAACTTTTTGCACAGCAACAAGAATTGGTAGGACGTATGTTTGGAAGTTTTATTGAATTTACCTGGAACCCAGCAACTAGAAAAATGACGTTGTTGCAACGTCCCAGAGCCGGTGAAGAAATTCTATTGTTCTGCTATAATCATAGACCGGACAGTGAATTGTTAGTAGATTATCTATCAAAACAGTGGATCAAAGATTACACACTTGCAAGTTGTAAGTATATGCTAGGGGAAGCACGTGAAAAGTTTGCTACTATTGCTGGCCCGCAAGGTGGTACTTCGCTTAATGGTGCGAGTCTTAAAGCAGAAGCACAAGCAGAAATGGAAAAGTTAGATAACGAAGTAGCACTAGGCCTTGCTGGCGGCTACGGATATGGATTTTTAATTGGCTAAAGGACCTCGTATAGCAGTTGATATAACTGTACCCTGGACAGGTAAAAGCAATAGACGTTATTTTCTTGATTGGTTAATAAAAAAACACAATGTTAAAACAATGGCAGAAGTGGGTGTTCGAGACGGCCGCACTACCTTTCATCTGCTAGACCAAAATCTTGATTTAACAATCTATGCTGTTGACAAAAGTATTGCAGGTTTTTATAATAACAAAATTAAAGAAAAGTACGGTAGAAGATTAATACCTGTTGAAGCATTAAGTGTTGAGGGTGCTAACAGTATGTCCAATAACAGTTTAGATTTAGTTTTTATAGATGCTGACCACAGTTACGAATGGGTTAAAAAAGACATAGCAGCATACGCACCTAAACTCAAAAACGGCGGCCTGTTAACCGGACATGATATCGACTTTCCTGGTGTTAATCGTGCTGTAAATGAAGTTATAAAAAAATATGATGTAGGACCTAATAACGTTTGGTTGACAAATATCTAAAATTATTTTAATATACATTATGAGAAAAAAATTACTAGTAATCGGACACGGCAGACATGGTAAAGACACAGTCTGCGAAATTTTAAAAGAAAAATACAAATTTAACTTTGAATCTTCTAGTCGTTTTTGTAGTAAGCGATTTATCTTTGATCGTCTAAAAAACGTTTATGGATATTATAACGAAGAAGAATGCTACGCAGATCGTCATAATCATCGCCAAGAATGGTATGAAATGATTCGTGATTATTGTCGTCCTGACGCAGCACGACTGGGTAGAGAAATATTCGAAGAACATGATATCTATTGCGGATTACGTAACAAAGCAGAATTTCATGCAATGCGTAACACAGGCGTATTTGATTATGCAATTAGAATTAGAACGTAATATAGATCAGTTGGTTAATCACATATTATAAACTACGCTTTTTTTGGTGTTGTAACGAGTATTTTCTCGATGGATATGCTAAATAATATTAAGCAAAGATCCACAAGGAGAATAGACAATGGCATTGGTATCACCAGGCGTACAGGTTAGCGTTATCGACGAGAGTTTTTATACTCCGGCCGAACCGGGTACTGTACCTCTTATTTTTATCGCAACTCAAACAAATAAACCGAATCCAGGAGGCACTGGTATTGCACCCGGTACACTAGCATCAAACGCTGGTAAAGTTTACTTGGTTTCATCACAGAGAGAACTTTCTGAAACATTTGGCGATGCACTGTTTTATACAGATGCTAATAACAATCCAATACACGGCGGCGAACAAAACGAATATGGTCTTCAAGCAGCGTACTCATTCCTTGGTGTTTCAAACAGAGCATATGTTGTAAGAGCAAATCTAGACCTTTCTGCACTTACTGCTAGTGCAACAGAAACTGCCGGCAAGCCAACTAATGGTGCATACTGGTTTGACACCAATGACTCGCTATACGGTGTATTTGAGTGGAACGGCAATGCTGCAAACGTTACTGGTGGACAAACATTTGTAAATAAAGTTCCGTTGGTTATCACAGACACAACCAAAGTAGTTAACTTCAGTGGTGCAAATTATACACCAAAAGGTAGTGTAGGTGCAATTGGTGACTATGCTGTTGTTGCTGTTACAAATACTAATAAACTATGGTATAAGAATTCTGCAGGTACTTGGGTTGCAGTTGGAAGCGCAGCGTGGAAAGCAAGTTTTCCATTTGTAACTGCGTCTATTGCTAATCCAACACTAACCACTGGAAAAGTTTTTGGAATCAGTCTAACAGCAGATAGTAGTGGTCCAACACTTTATGAAATCATAACAACAGGTACAACTGTAGCACAACTAGCAGCAGACATAAATGCAAACAGCGCACTAGTAGCAGATGGTATTACTGCTAGTGTTACAAACGGTAGACTAAATCTTTTCTATAACGGTTCAAATGGCGATGTAATTGAACTATTTGGTGATGATGCAACATTTTCTGCACTGGGCATTACACAGCCTAGATTATATTATCCACCATCAATTCAAGTATCACCTCACACACAAGTTCCTGCGTTTAAAACAGCAGACGTTTCGCCACGTCCAACAGGTTCTATTTGGGTTAAGATTACAACTCCAAATCTAGGTGCAAATTGGGATGTTAAGCGTTACAGTTCCGATACAGATTCGTGGACAAAAATTAACTCTCCAATCTACGCAACTAATCACTCAGCCATTTATGGATTAGACAGCACTGGTGGCGGCGCAAACATTGCCGAAGGATCTCTATACATACAGTATAATTCTTCAGAGGCTACTAATACTCTAGCAGATTTTAAAATCTTTAGAAAAAATGGTTCAGGTGCAACTACTATTACTAGTAGCAGAGTTGCAGTAGGTTCTTTCCCAATTGGTACTTTCACATTTGATATGTCAGAAAGTACAACAGGGGTTAGTACGCTAACTACTAAAACTATCTCGTTTACTTCAGGAAACGTAGGAACAGACGCAGATACATTAGCAAATGCTATTAACAGTGCAGGATTTACAAATATTACAGCAACAGTTGATAGTCAAAACAGAGTTGTAATTTCACATGCAACTGGCGGAGAAATTAGAATAGTTGATACTACTGGCGGTTTTGATAATATCTTTACACCATTTGATGCAACAATCTCAACAACAACTACAAATCTATACTTTGTACCAGGCACTGATGTTAGTACTTCGCCAAAGCAGTTTGTAGCAACACTTTGGAAGGCGTTGGTTTATGACGCACAAGATACTGCACCTACTACTATTCCTGCAGATGGTGCTCTATGGTATAGCAGTGTTAATGACGAAGTTGACATCATGGTACACAACGGCACTATTTGGAAGGGATATAGAGAAGTTTATCCTCTAACTGACCCAGCCGGACCTATTGTTGGCGCATCAGAACCTATAAACGGCGACCGTTCAGATCTCAGCAACTTAGTTGACGGTGATCTATGGATCTCTACCGCAGACATACAAAACTATCCGCAAATTTATCGTTATAGCAGTGTAACCAGCAAATGGGTACTAATTGATAAAACTGATCAAACAACTGAAAACGGTGTATTATTTGCTGATGCACGTTATAACACTGCTGGCGCAAACAGCGATGTTGCTGGCGAAATCACAGAACTACTTGAGAGTGATTATCTCGATCCTGATGCACCAGATCCGTCACTATACCCACGCGGTATGTTGCTATGGAACCTACGTCGCAGCGGATTTAACGTGAAGCGTTTTGAGCGTAACTACATCGATATTGATGGTGAAAATACTAGAGTCGGTGACGAATCAATGAGTGGTTACTATCCACACCGTTGGGTTACTGAATCACAAAACAATGACGACGGTTCAGGATCGTTTGGATTAAATGCACAACGCAAAGTAGTTGTACGTTCTCTACAAGCAAGTGTAAACAGCAATCAGGATGTTAGAGATGATGAATCAAGAATATTCAACCTAATTGCTTGCCCTGGATATCCAGAACTAATTGGTGAATTGATTAGTCTAAATAATGACAGAGGCCTAACAGCGTTTGTTGTTGGTGATAGTCCTGCAAGATTGCAACCGACTACAACTGCAATTAGCAACTGGGCAACCAACGTTAACAGCGCCGTAGAGGATAACGACTCCGGACTAGTAAGCAGAGACGAATATCTAGGTGTTTACTATCCATGGGGCTTTAGTAGCGATAATGCAGGCAACAACATTGTTGTACCGCCAAGTCACATGGTATTGCGTGTTATTGCACTCAATGACCAAGTTGCATATCCATGGTTTGCTCCTGCTGGTACACGTCGCGGTGGTGTAACTAACGCAACTGCAACAGGTTACTTAAACAGTGAAGGTGAATTTATAAGCACTGCTCTTAACACTGGACAAAGAGACACATTGTACCAAAACAACGTTAACCCAATCACGTTCCTTAACGGTGCAGGTCTTGTAGTTTATGGTCAAAAGACTCGTGCAAGAAATGCAAGTGCTCTAGATAGAGTTAACGTAGCACGTCTTGTAATTTATCTACGCAGCCAATTAAAAACACTTGCAAAGCCTTATATATTTGAACCAAACGACAAAATTACACGCGATGAAATCAAACAGCAGGTAGAAAGTCTATTGGTTGAACTTGTAGGCTTAAGAGCACTTTACGACTATCTAGTTGTGTGTGATGAAACAAACAACACACCAAGTAGAATTGATAGAAACGAACTGTATGTAGATATTGCAATTGAACCAGTTAAGGCAATTGAATTTATTTATATTCCGCTACGTCTTAAGAACACAGGAGAAATTGCAGGTCTTTAAGATTATAGGGGGTTGAAAGATACCCCCTACAATTGATAAATACTTGTAATAAGGAGTTAATAATATATGGCAATCTCATCATTAACAAAACTAACTGTTCCACTAGCAACACAAGACCAAACTTAACATTTGAAAACATGGAAGTTCATGTTTACAACTCAAAAGTAAACCTAGCAGGTAAGCATACTTGGAACCCACTAACACTTAACTTACGTGAAGATGTTAACAACAACGTTCAAAAACTTGTTGGTGAACAACTACAAAAGCAATTTGATTTCATGGAACAAGCAAGTGCTGCATCAGGTATTGACTACAAGTTCTTAACTCGTATCGAAATTCTAGATGGCGGCAACGGTGCATTTACACCTACTGTTCTTGAAACTTGGGAGTGCTATGGTTGCTACATTAGTGAAGCAAACTATAATACACTAAACTATGCAACAAGCGAACCAGTAACAATTGCATTAACTATGCAATACGACAACGCTGTACAAACTCCAACTGGCACTGGCCTAGGCACAACAGTCGGACGTAATGTAAGCACTGCCGCAACTGGCGCTGGCCGCTAATAACAAATAAAATGATTGCCATGAAAAGGAGGATATTATTCCTCCTTTTCTATTATCTATGCACTTAATCGAATAGATAAATACAGTATGTCGATATTCAACGGTTTTTTTGATAACTTTTTTAACTCTGTACAAAATCCTAAAGGCAACTTAGGAGACTACCAACATGCGGCAAGACTTTATGTTGACAACAACATGCGTCTTGCTCCAAAGTTTAAACATCTCTATCATGTTGTATTAAATATTAATCCTTATGCAATCAGTGATACGTTATATCCTTACCGAAGTGAAATTAACATTTTAGCAAGAAGTTCAGACTTGCCAAAATATCGTATGCAAACACAAACAGTTAACCAATACAACAGAAAAAAGATTATTCAAACCGGTGTGCAATATCAACCAGTAACTATAGAATTTCATGACGACAACGCAGGATTAACATCTTTACTCTGGGAAAGTTATTTTAGATATTACTACAATGACAGTAATTATACTAGAAGAGAAACCGACGGAACTCCGTCAACTACTGTTCCTGCATACTTAAAGGGTGTTAATGGTATAAATCCAATATATTGGAATACAGATTCACAGCGATATAGATTTGGCCTAGACAAACCAAACAAACGTTATACGTTCTTTAATAGCATACAAATTTATCAATTGCATCCAAGAAATGCAAGAGCATCCTATACTTGTTTTACACTGATTAATCCGTATATTGACAACTTTGAGCATGATGCAGTAAGTCAGGAAAATTCCGAATTTAGTATTAATAGATTGAGTGTTTCATACGAATCGGTACAATACTCAAGAGGTTATGTTGAAGTAGGAAATGTTCCACAAAATTTTGCTCAAGAACACTACGATAAAACACCTAGTCCTCTATCTACAATAGGCGGCGGCACCACAAGTATATTTGGTCGCGGCGGTGTTATTGCAGGATTAAACAATACCATAGACAGTTTTTCACAAGGCAACATACTTGCTGGAATTATTAACGGTGCAAACACACTCAACAATTATCAAAATTTATCTAAAGCAGGTGTCAAGCAAGAAGCAAGCGGAATACTTGAATCTGTATTAAGTAATTCAATAGGTAATTTATTGTTTCCTAAAAAACCTGCGTCAACAGCAGTTACCGAAACAAAACGAAAATCATTTTAAGAGATAGCAATGTCAAGTATTACAAATATACAAGAAAACAACGATAGTTCTAAAGCAACAAGATTGTTGTTCAATAGATATTTCTCAAGCGAAATTGCTTATTCCAGTAGTCAAGTTGATTCAGTGATTGGCTTTTTTAGAAAAAGAGGATTCGACGAATTAGCAGCAATTAGTGTATCTACTATATTATTACAACAGGCAAAGGCTGACGGAGTTAATGTTAATTCTTTATTAGATACTCTAGAAGGGTTTGACAAAGTTAAACTAAGCACTTTGGTTACTGCTATCTTAAATGCAAACAGATCTAAACTTAGCAAACTTGGTTACAAAGCAGAAGTTAACTACGACAAAGTAGAAGCAAGAAATATACTATACTAATGGCTAAGTGGGCGCAAGGAAAATACACTGTTAAGAATCCTGACAAATATGTTGGTAAAAGAAATCCAACATATCGCAGTAGTTGGGAATTTGCGTTTATGCAATTCTGTGATAACAATCCAAGCATTAACAAATGGGCAAGTGAAGCAATTAAGATTCCTTACAAAAATCCTTTTACTGGAAAAAATACAATTTATGTTCCAGACTTTTTTATTGCATATACTGATGCTGACGGTAAACAACAGGCTGAACTGATTGAAGTCAAACCGATGAACCAAACTAGTTTAGCAGAAGCCAAAAAAAATAAAACAAATCAAGCACACGCAATACTCAATTCTATTAAATGGGATGCTGCAAGATCCTGGTGCAGACAAAATGGCATTAACTTTAGAATTATAAATGAAAATGATCTATTCCACAACGGATCTAGACGATAAATAATAGTAGTACTTAATGGGATACTATTATGAAAAAATTAGAAGACTTACTTAACCTTCCTGAATCAAAAGAATTGATCAAAGAAGAAAAAGTTAAAGAAAAGAAATCAGACCCCGACGCTCTACGAGCACAAGACAAAGCCTTTAGGGAAATTGCTGAGTTTGATAAGATTGCGGCTGCACTTCCCGCAGTTGACGGCCTTGGACAAATGGCCGATATTGAACTAAACGAGGTGTCTGACAAAGCAATGCAAGCATATGAAGACCTAATGGATCTAGGTATGGACAAAGATACAATAAATGATGGCAATTTTACAGAAGGTGAAGGCTATGTTGTTTCTGACAGAAACAGTTTGCTAGAACGCCTTAAAGGAATAAACAAAGATAAATAAGTTATAATAGGATCCTAACAATGAAAAAATTTCAAGATTTTTTAGTCGAATCTAAAAAAACATATAGTTTTAAAATAGGGCTTGCTGGAGAACTTCCAGAAGGCATCAATGATCGTTTAAAGACAATGTTAGAAAAGTTCGGTGTAGAAACATTTTCAGCAGGCAAAAAAACACCAATACAAGAACGTCCGCTAGATTTTCCAAACTTAGAAAATACAGAAGTTACATACTTTGATGTAGATCTTGTGTATCCAACGACAGAAGCAATACTACAAGAATACATCGGTCATTCTTGCAGCGTGCCACGTAGTCATGTTATAGTTAGAAATCCAGACAGTCCGGTAGAAAGACATCAAAGTGTAGAAGAAAATACCGAATATGAAACTCTTTTAACCAAAGAGGATATGGGCGGTGTTTCGGCACAAGGCAGTGTAGGTACTACTCGTGTAATGGATCTATTAAAAGAATTAGAAACTGCTCGTAAGGAAAGCAGTGAAAAAAGTGGCTTCAAAGTAGAATCTAACAATGATCCACAAAACTCCAAAAGTGTATTAGGAAACAAAAAATGAGCAATATGTTAGACATTTTGAAAAAACTTGACGCTGTCGAGAATAAATCTAAAGTAACTGAGTGTGGTCCTATGCCGTCGTCTGCACCGTCTACTCCAGTTAGCGTAAACTTATCTGCACCAACAGCACACGACATGGCACAGATGCTTCGTGCATTGGCAAACATCGAATCCGGTGAAGCAAGACCTGCAATGGCAGCAATGCCAATGGCAATGGCTGCGGATGCAATGGAAGCAGAATACGAAACTGATGAAGAATTTATCAACGAGCCAGACGAAGAATATGCTGACCATAAGTTTATGACCAAAGATTTGAGCGGCGGTATTAATCGTGAAAAGAATATGTATAAACCAGCAGCAAAAGGTGATAACCCAATGTCTGTTGAATCGATCAAAGATCGTTTGTATCGTGCATTGAACGAAAAGAACGCAAAGCCAGATTTCTTAGACATGGACAAAGATGGCAACAAAAAAGAGCCAATGAAAAAAGCAGTTGCTGACAAGAAGAAAGCACCTGTTAAAGAAGTATCAAGTAAAACTAGACAATCGTATACTAAGGCAGCAAATGCCAGCCTTGATAAAGCCCTAGACAGTGGAGACAAAAAAACTGTAAAAAAGAGAGATAGCGGTCTCGATCTAGCCTATGATAAAAAAATACGCGATATGAAGAAAGACAGTGAAGCACGTTCCAAAGCCAACGAAGCAGCAAAACCAGACTTCCTTGATATGGACAAAGATGGCAACAAAAAAGAGCCGATGAAAAAGGCTGTTGCTGATAAGAAAAAAGCACCATTTAAAAAGTAACAAAAAGCGCCAAGAGGCGCTTTTTTTATTGCTAAATATTTTATGGGAAAAAGTTTAGACGGGGTCTTAGTTAAGAAGGCCAACCAAAAAGAAACATATACAGAAAATCAAATTGAGGATTTACTCAAATGTATGGATCCTGAAGAAGGTTATTTGCACTTTGCAAAACACTTTGCTTACATTCAGCATCCTGTTAAAGGTAAGTTGCTGTTTGAACCTTATGAATATCAGTTAAGATTATTGCACAGTTATCATAGTTTTCGTTTTAACATTAACATGATGCCTCGACAAACAGGAAAAACAACTTGTGCTGCAATTTATCTTTGCTGGTATGCAATGTTTCACCCAGATCAAACCATTCTTATTGCAGCACACAAATATACCGGCGCACAAGAAATCATGCAACGTGTT